CGGCTGCCGAATCCGGCGCAATCCCGACCTGATCTTAGGAACCGACATGAGCATTTCAAGCGAATTGAAGCTCATCAGCGACATGGCTCTAGGCCTATCGCAATTGACGGCCTATCCGCTCGATGCGGAGAAGCTCGACGTTGCTATGCTTGCGTGTGCCGACTTTCTTCGGAAAGTCGATAGCGTTAAGCGTAGTCTGACCGACTTTATCACGACCGACCCGGTCGTGTTGGAGTCAGTGAAGCCTGAGGGAATACCGTGGATGGAGATGCCTTACCGGTTTGCTTGGTCCTTTCGTAAGGAAGACCTGGAGAACTGGGAGGTAACGTCTACTTTTGGACAGGTCCTCGACTTGTGGGTATCAGACCCCATGGGTAAGAGATCTGAATGAAAGACGACTCTCGATACTGGACCCGAGCGACTCCTACGAACCGTAAGGTTCGGAAAGAGTTGCTTGGCTCGCTAGGGGTGACCCTTAGCGACTACAGGGCTCGTCCAGAGCTTCTGTCAACCGTTGCTACGGACCTATATGAATCACTCAACACGCCTATCTCACTTAGTTGCGAGATATTGTTGCGGCATGGAGAACTCGAGCAACTAGTTCGAAAATCTGTGCTTTCTGAGTCTTATAATTCCTCTAGTAGGTTTGCTGACGACTACCAAGCCGTCGGTTTTCTGAAAAAGGCCCCGTTAGAAATACCGGGTGTAGACACAGAAGCTGCTGCCAAGGAGAAATTCTTGGAGGCAGAAGCCGCGTGTAAGCTGACTAACGCAAGAATCCGACAATTCGTTTCCACCCCCGATAGGGTAAGTGGGCCCACAAGGCGTGTCATAATGACAGCCATGGGAAAAATCAACGAAGTATTGGGTTCGACCGTTAACAGCCGTGAGTGGATCTACGCGTGTCGTTTTGGCCCCGGCGGGTTTAACCACCCTAGGGTCAGTGGACTCACGTCCATTTATGACAAGCTGCAAGTCCGGCCGTCCGTGTCTCCCGACATGGCGGTTGTGGGGGTTACGCTCGTGCAGAGCAATCCTCACTGGGCACGTTCGATTACTGACTCTGAAGTGGAGGGCTACTGGCCTTTCGTGACGGAGGAGGATGTCGACGTAGTTCCTGGCAATAGAGTAGCCTTTGTACCAAAGACCGCTGTCACTGATCGCACGATTGCGATTGAACCGCTTCTGAACATCTATGCCCAACTAGGGCTGGGTGGGATGATGCGGCGACGTCTGCGACGTGTGGGGATAAACCTTGACGACCAAGCGCCTAACCAGCGTGCGGCTCTGAAGGGTTCGTGTGATGGCTCTCTAGCGACCATTGACCTTAGCTCTGCGAGCGATACAGTTGCTCGTGAGTTAGTGCGGCTGCTGCTCCCACCGGAGTGGTATGCACGCCTTGATCTTTGCCGGAGTAAATTCGGTGAGTATGAGGGTAAATGGTTACGTTATGAGAAGTTCTCCTCGATGGGGAACGGTTACACCTTCGAACTTGAGACCTTGTTGTTCTGGGGTCTCGCTATCGGAGTGTGCTCGGAGCTTGAGATCAGCGCTGATGAGGTGCTGGTTTATGGCGACGACATCGTAGTCCCAGTTGCCGCATACGCGCTCCTGGAGGAGGTCCTAACGTTTTGCGGTTTCAGCCTTAATAAGCTGAAATCGTTTGCGTCGGGGCCCTTTAGGGAGTCGTGCGGTAAGGACTACTTTGGTGGTACTGATGTCCGTCCATTCTTCATCAAAGAATTACCGTATGAGATTGAAACTCTCTTTCGCCTTGCTAACGGCCTACGCATGCGTGCTCATCGGTGGAACAACCGTAATGGTTGCGACCGCCGACTGCGCGCTGCATGGTCTACCGTCGTGCGGGCAATCCCTCGTTCAGTACGTCAGCACTGTCGCGTCCCTGCTCACGCAGGGGACAGTGACGGACTGAAATCGAACTGGGATGAAAGCCAGACTTCCTCCTTCGTCGTCTCTAACAAGGACGGCTGGGAGGGTGTGTCCGGTATACGGTACCAAGTGTCCCCTGTTGAAGGGGCAGCATGTTCTAACATGCTCGGTGTGGTTGCGAGTCTTCTGTACCGCTTGGGTGACGGTGGTAAGTTGGAGCATCAGCTACTCGGCCTTCCCCGCGAGGGGTGGGCTAGGTGGTTGGTTGATGCTACGGGCGGCGTTTCTGCATCTCCAAGGCAGGAACGCGGTTGTACTTACCGGCTACGGGACGGTGCCTTCTATGGCCCGTGGACTGACCTAGGTCCTTGGCTGTAAAGCTATAACTTAGGTCTTTCGGGGATGACCCCTAAGAGAGGAAGC